TAGAGGGTGATGGTCTGTTTCATTCCATCGGCTCCACAGTTACCTTGACCATCCCGCCAACGGTTTCAGCCATAGCCAGCGTGAGCGTCCAATGCTTGTCGTCAATTCCCAGCGCGTCGGCGATTCCGTCAAGGCCGCTTTTCAGCGAGGCGAGGCAGTTGTCGAGGTCACGCGCCCTGCGGTCAGGCGGCACGAATGAGATGGAGATGTGTGCGCGGCGGGCTTCCTGGCGCTTGACGCCCGCAATCCGTGCCTGCATGAAGCACTCGGTGCGGTAGGCTTTCTTGGCCGCTGCCAGCTTGGCCCAATGGATTCGGCTGTTGGGCGACAGGTTTTTCGGCGGCCATGGGAGCGTTATCTCGAACATCAGACGCCCTCCGTTCCGCACACGCAGCAATCACCCGCGCCTTGATTCCCGGCTGCGACTGCTCCAGCTTGTCCAGCTCGGCTGCGATGTACGGCCACCAGCCTGCCTGTAGTGCTGTGTCGCCGTTTTGCCATGCGAGGCGGGTGTAGAAGTCTTGCCATGTCACAAGTCCTCCGGGTGGTTGTAGAGGCTCAATGGCTGCTCACCGGCCACACCCAAGAATTGCTGGCTGTTCTTGTCAAAGTACAGGCCGATGTTTCCTTCCCATTCGCCGTTGCGCTGCTTGTCGCAAATCAAAAGGGAATCCGGCTCTGTCTCCGAAACCATCTTCCCGGCCTCTGCTTCGCGCTCCTTGCGCTTGTTGCGCCACACGCTGATGACGTTGTCCACTTGGTCAGTGATTGAACCGCTGCCCTTGTAGTCGTACTTGTTGGGCTTGTGGCTTTCGTCGGCTGGCTTTTTGATGTGGTGAACCAGATGGATGTGAATCTGATGGTCGCGGGCGATGGCGGTCAGTTCGTCAACGAACATCTTTTGCCCGTTGTAGTCATCTTCTGAGGCCACGCACTTCATCAGCGAGTCGATAAAGATGTGTTTGATGCCCAGCTCCATCGCGCAGTACCGGGCAACAGCACACACCTGGCTGGCCGTCACGGTGCCCTGTTGGTCGTAGAGCCACAACTTGCCGTCTGTCCAGTCTTTGAACTGGCCGTACAGGTCAAGAAACTGCGCCATGGCGCGTTGGTCGCCACGGAATGCCGGGTCGTTTGCGTTGAAGCAAGACCACTGGCGGGCCATGCGTTCCAGCGTCTTGGCGGGCTTCATCTCGAAGCTGGCGATGCACACCGGCTCACCTTGGGCGCAGAGGGACATGGCGACTTGGCCGGTCACAAGGCTTTTGCCGTTGCCGTTGGCACCACCCCAGCAAGTGACCTCGCCTGGCCGGAATTGCAGCAGGCCGTGGGTCTTGCGCCAAGGCATCACGGCGCGGGGTTCCTGCACCGGGTTGGTCAGCCGGTCAATCAGTTCCTGCACCCACAGGGCGGCGGGCTTGACCTTCTGCTTTGCGTCGGTTTCGCGTTCGTACAGTGAAAAATCAATGTCGTCAGCAGTGATGATCTGGCTCATTGCTCAATCCTTTTTTTTGTATCGCCGTAGTAAAACCAGAGGTGTTCTTCCAAAGGCATGTATGGATTCGGGCCGATGCTCACGCGGGTTGCCACCAGCCTTGCTTTTTCAGCGATAAGCACCTCATGCAGTCGTCGGCCTCGGTCAGTGCTTCGCCAGGCATCCAAATGAACCTGCATCCCCACAGCCCAGCGAAAATCAAGCGCCTCGGGCGTGTCGCTGGCTGAGATGCGAACTTCGGCAAACAGCGGGCCGGTGCGGGAATAGCGCGGCTGGTGCCAGTCGTTCAAGCCATGACAGTCGCCGTCGATCACAAACACGGCGTCGGGCTTGTAGCCCTGCCTGCGGAGGTCGATCAGGGGTTGGTGGCCGTTCATACAACCACCCCGTGGTCAGTGCTTTGGTTGTTGCGAACCCGCCCGCCCTTGTCCTGCTCTTTGCCCAGCCAGCGCACCACGAAGGCATTGACGCCGCGCACGGTCTTCCGGTTGGTCGGGTTGGCCTGGCTCCATGTCCGCATCTCGCGAAGCTCCTGCAACACATCGACAGCCGGGTAGCAGGTCGCCCATTCCTCAATCTGTTTGGCAGTGATCGGGTACTCAGTTCCGTCAACCAGCGGAATACTGACCACAGCCGGGTCTGTCGGAATCGTGGGGCGTGGTGGGGCTGGCGGTGAGTCGCTCGGCGGCTCGGCGCTACCTTCCTCTCCATTCCCTTCCCTTCCCTTCCAGCAAGAATCCTCGCGAGGATTCGCGACTGTTCGCGACTTGCCTGTAAATTCAGGCAGTTTTGACGGTGTTGGCTTGTCGATCTTCTGGTGATCTGCCCATGCCGTGATCTGAACGTAGCTGGTGCCCTGAACCTCGTAGCGGGCGATACAGCCCTCGCTGGAAAGTTCAGCCAACCAACCATCAATCAGGTCTTTGGCGTCATCGTCATAGGGGTAAAGAAGACTCGCGAGCATTCGCGAATTGCCGCGAAGCCTCCCGGAATCGTCGGCCAATGTCCACAGCAGTACAAAGCACAGCCGTGCTTCGCGCCCTACCCGGCCCATTGATTCCGACTGTGGGAATTCCGGCTTGATCGTGCGAATCCGCGCCATTACGAAAGCGCCTCCACCTCTTTAGCCGCGTTCCTGGCGGCGATGGCCGCGTACATCACACGCTGCCAATGCTCTGCGTCATTGCGTTGGCCCAGCGCGTATGCCAGTTCCATGCGCTTGCCGTACAGCTTGATTTCAAGCTCTCGGACTTCTTCGACAAGGGTTTCGGCTGGTGTCATACCGCCTCCCACACATAGCGGCCATCGCGCTTAACTGCTGTCTTGGTCAACCCGCATTCGCTGATGCGGCGCTGAACCTCGATGTAGTCAATGTCGGTCAGGGTGGCGACTTCCATCGCTGTCTTGCCACCGTGCTTGGCGATGCAGGCGTAGATGGAGCGGCGTTCTTCTGCGGCTTTGCGGGATGCGGCGGCGTGTGCAGCTTCATGCGATGTTTCGCCGTCAGACAGCCGTGCGCGTGTGCGGACGAAGCCGGGGCGCTCGATCAGGGTGATAGGCAGGTTCATGCTGCAACCCTCAAATGCGGCTGTAACACCGTCAGGCGGGCGAACTGTGTCGCCAATGCCTGTTGCGTTTCCAGCACCTGGCGCATGAGGTCGGCGGCTTCGTCGCGTGGCTCAATCGGCGTTGTCGGGCCGTAGCCAAGGCTTGCCAGCACAAAGCCGATGCCATCGTGATAACCCTTGTCGCGTGCCAGCTTGAACACCAGCATGGTTTGCTCTGGCGTCAGGTGGGCGGGCCGGTCATCATTTAGGCAGTCCAGAAGCTGGCGCTGTGCGCTGTCTGGAGCCTTCTCAGGCCACAGCAGCGGGCCAACTTGTTTGGAGCCGCCAAGCGCCTTCACGCAGGCAATCAGCGCGTCATTCACTGTTTCCATTTGCACCCCTTACGAACCGCTGCGAACTTTTCGGAAGCGTTCGCAATGCTTTTTTTGGACAAAAAAACGACCATTGAGGAATGGCAAACACGCAACTCCCGACGAACGAAACCGCCACCGGCTGGCAGACCCTGCACAGCGCGGCGCTGCGAGGCGTGGCGCTGATGGGTGGGCCGATTTACGATGCCGACTCCACAAACGGGAGCGGGCATGGGCTGGAAGTCTTGGAAGGCAAAGCACTGGGAAGAACGCACGGAAGGCGCGTTCATAGAACCGGGCTGGATTTCTGTCGGGGAAACGACAGCGCCACCATTACGGAAGGCTGCGCGGTGGATTGCAGCCAACGGATGGCGCATTGCGGCGCTGGTGGTGGGCGCGGTTGCAGCAGCGGCGGCGATCATGGACGCACTCCGCTGATCTCGAAGCCCTTTTCAAACACGGTGTACTTGACTCCGGAATCAGCCTCCAAGCGTTCGATGTGTTCGCGCACGATGGCGCGCATCTCTTTGGTCAGCACGTGGTCAACCGTGAGAATCACCGTGTCACCCGGCTGTGCAACATGGGCTGTGATGTTCACCACCAGCGGACGGGGCTTGAACGGCCACATCTCAGGCCACCGCCTTGCGCTTGGTGGGCAAGAACCCATGCGAAGATTGGTTTCTCACAACTTCACTTCGCATGGGGAGCCTCATGAGTACAGAAAGAATCGGCCTGCAATGCAAGGCGTGCGGCAGCAAGGAATTCGTCATACCCACGGATGCGGACTTGCAGCCGGAAGACGTTCTCACCTGCAATGGGTGTGGGCAGCAATTCACAGTTGCCGTCGCCAGACAGCAATCCGTGGAAGCGCTCCAAAAGCTCATCAGCGATGGGTTGCGGAGCGCTATCAAGAAGCGCTGACATTTCGGCAATCAGCGCCTGCACTTCGGTGGTGTCCACAGACAGGGTTACGGTTTGCAGACTCATACGCCCTCCCCTACAGGCTTGCGCTTGGGTTGCTTGGGCAAAGCGCCGTAAACGTCCTCGTAGGTCAGAGTGACGCCAAGGCTTCCAGCGAAGGCAATAAGACGTTTTGCAGCATCGGGCGGGACGGTCTGCCCGCGCTCGTAATGAACCACGTTGCCTTGGGTACAACCGATTCCGTCAGCCAGCGCGGCCTGGGTGATTCCGAGCCGCTCTCGGATGGCTTTTATGGTGCTCATGCGCCATATATTAGCGGCGCTTGTAGCATCTGTCAACAGCGGCGCTTGTTGTTTTTATATGAGCGCGGGTAATGATTTACCCTATGTCTGAAAAACACCGCAAAGCCAAGGTCACAGAAGAAAACGTCAAGGAGTCAGCGCGGCTGAAAAGCATTTGGGACGCCGCAACAGGCAGACCCAGCCAAGAAGTGTTTGCGGCCAAGTACGAGATTGGCACTCAGTCGGCGCTTACCCAGTTCTTGAACGGGCACACGCCACTTAGCCTGAAGGCCGCCATGGGTTTCGCAAAGGGTCTTGGCTGCGATATTTCGGACTTCAGCCCACGCTTGGCAACACAAGCCGGGAAAATTGCTGAGAACGTGCAGTTTGATGATGACTACGTTGATGTGAAGCAGATCAACGTATCCGTTGCCGCTGGCAATGGCGCTACTGGCGAAGTCGAAGAGGTGATTGGAAGTCTCAAGTTCAAGGCGGCTTTTCTGCGCTCATGCGGCATCAACGCCAAACAGGCTCGAATCGTTGATGTGGTCGGTCATAGTATGTACCCGACCATTCGGGATGGCGCTGTGCTGTTGATCGACCTAAAGGACAGAGAACTACTTGACGGTCACATTTACGCTATGAGTCGCTCTGTAGATGGCCTGATCGTGAAACGAGCCAAGAAGTCGGGCGACCTTTGGTTTGCCACCTCTGACAATAGAGATCACAACGACATACCCATGAACGACGAATCCGACCAGGTTGATATCATCGGCAGAGCGAAATGGATGGGAGCAAAGCTATGAAGGTGTTTTTGGGGCTTGCCTTAGCGTTCTTGGCCCTGCCATCATTGGCAGCGCCGCTAGAGATCAAAGGTTTTCAAGTTGATGCGCCCGTAGACTGTGCAAAGATCAACGAGGTAGGGGCCGAGGTTGGGCCTAGCCCGAAGCCGCTTTCTTGCGAGTCGGGCAAACCCTTCTGGTCTATTTCAGGGCCATTTTTAGACGGCCACTCGGTGATTACATTCGTACAGTCGCAAGACCGTGTTTTGCTATCAGTGGGTGTGAGCAGAATAAAGTTTGACGATACTTTGAACGCGCTCACGGTCAAATACGGGCCGCCTACAGTCAAGAACTCGGTCATCCAAAACCGCATGGGTGCCAGCTTTGACCAAGTTGAGGCGACCTGGAGGGATGGAGCATCACTGCTCACTTTGTTGAAGCACGGATCAACGATAGACAACCCGGTTTTGAGATTGACTGGCGCAGAACTAGTCAAGGACGTAGCAAAACGGAACCAAGAAAAGGCGCAGAAGGGCGCTGGCAACCTCTAGCATCGACGGTCAGCACTTGGGATTGAACATGGCAATGACTGAACTTCGCTGGATAGCTGGCAAGCCTTCCTCCTTTGCGTTGTTGTTATGCGCGGGCATGGTGGCTCAGGCGCAGGACAAAGCTATGACGGTTTTAGAGGCGTCAAAAACTTGCGTTGTGGTGATCGAAAGATTGGCTGGTTCCGTTGATCTGGCAATTGAGGCTACGGAACACTCAAACGCGCAGGAGATAACCATCACGTGGCCGCTGGAGGTTGACAAGAATCCAACCTACTGCGTTGTTGATAGGCAGACCAAGAAAATCGTAGCAGTGACACGGGGAACTGTGACCATCTCAGGTGCAGAGTTGTCTCGCATGGTTGATCGAACCAAGACGCTTAAGCAGGTTGCCAGCGGGGACACTGGAGACTTTGTTTCAAAGGCCAAGGCCACCTTAACCAATCGCTTCAAAGACCCGGATTCTGCAAAATTCAGAAACTTGTTCATCAGCGACAAGGGCGTGACTACCCTTTGCGGCGAAGTTAACGCCAAGAATTCCTACGGGGCTTATGTCGGCTTCCGTCGCTTCTATTCAAACGGCAGCACAGAGCTGACGGACGTAGAGAACCCGCGAGACAACTTTGTTTTCAGTGGGATGTGGCCCAGCATGTGTGGGACTCGGAAGACCGAAGTAGAAAACTGACGCCAACCACGCCGCACTGCGGCATCAAAGGCACTACCGCTTAAACGTCAGGTAGGCCACCACCACAGTAGCCGCACACATGACAGCGCTCACGATATCCGATATCTCAGCAATCATCGGCGCGATATTTGCGGGCTCTTCGGCCCTGCTGATGATTCTCATAAAGATCAACGACACCGCTGCGCCCCAAATGGCGGAAAAAATAGCGATGCACAGCATGGGCCTAATGCTGACCGTGGTGCCCTTGCTTTCAACGCTGCTGCTGCTCACTGGCTGGCCCAAATTTGGGCTTTCGCTTTCTGTCATATCGACCGTCCTTTTCACTGGTTACTACTGCTTTCTCAGGCCACCCGTAAGGCCCGTTGATACTGTCGTGTTGGTTTTGCAATACATCGGCACAAGCTGGGTGGCCGCTGCTGTTCTAGCAATGCAGTTCACCCAGGCGCTCAAACCGTAAGCCGCCACTCCCACCCCACCCGACCGCCCGCCGAGGCGGTTTTTTTACGCCTGAGGGTTTTTACTTATACTTTTTTTCGCTTATTTATAAGCGGCGCTATTGACACCATGTACAAGCGGCGCTAATATTACCACATCAACACCGATGGAGTAGCAAGTGCAAACAGCAACCCTCAACGAGTTCACAGCGCAGTACAGCGGCGACATCATCACCCGCTTCCGCGCAGCCGCAGTCGCTGCCATTCAGGAGAAGCGTGAACGCGATGCAGGCATCCGCGAAGCCCGCGCACTCATTCGCAAAGCTGGCATCCGTCACCCGCAGGAACTGATTTCGATGATGCAGTGCTTGCACAGCGCGATTAAGGGCATGGATTGCGGTGTTGATCGCTACGCCGCGAAGTTGCTTGATCTGTGCTGCGAGATGGACGACGAGTTCAATGCGCCGGGAGAGGAAGCATGAGCGCGAAGCACACACCGGGGCTGTGGGAAATTCAAGGTGGCATTTCCTTGGTTGGCGACCCAATGAGCAGAGGCGGACAGCACGCGCTTTACTGCGCAACTGTCAAGCAAGAAAACTACGTTGGCGGTGTTTGCTCAATTCAAAGTGCCGACCATTGTGAAACTGGCATCACCAGAGAAGCCGCTGAGGCGAACGCCCGCCTTATTGCTGCCGCGCCTGAGTTGCTTGATGCGCTCAAAGGAGTTCTTACCCAGCACCACAGCCCTGACAGCAAAGAGCCGGAGATTGTCCGAGCCTATGCCGCAATCGCCAAGGCCACCGGGAGCGCAGCATGAACGCCGCCATTCCCTACATCGGCGCTGTGTGCTTTGCCGTGCTGCTGGCATACGTTGGCCCAAGCATTGACGAAGCCACAGCAGCACACGAAGACGCTATCAGCGCACAGCAAGCAGCACAGCAGAGGGCGCGGTTTGAGCGGACAGCACAGGCGATGTGTGGTGAGAACGCTGGGTGGCGGGAAACGGCGGATGGCCGTGTCGCTTGCTTCACGAAGCGGGGACACAAGACGATGGTGGGGTCGCTATGAGCAAGCACACACCGGGGCCGTGGTTCACGGAACGCGAAGGCTCTTCAACCGTCTACGTTGAAGCACAAATAGGCGGCGGCTGGCTTCAAGAGGTTGCAGCCTGCGGGCCAAATGCGAACGGTAGCGGTGAACAGGATGCAAACGCCCGCCTGATTGCCGCCGCGCCTGAGTTGCTGGCTGCGCTGCAATCAATTGCCGACTGTTGCGATGAGCAACACGCAGCGCGTGACTATGCATCGCGGCAAACCGAAATCCGTGGAATTGCCCGCGCCGCAATCACCAAGGCGGTGCAGTCATGACCACCCTACTCACCACCCTACGTTACTGGATTGAAGCCGCCGCATTGATGGCTTTTGTTGTGGCGCTGGGGGCTTATTTCGTGGGGCGGTGGCTATGAGCCAACAGCAGTACGAGCAGCAAGGCGCTGCACAGCAACACACCGAATTTCACACAGTAACCAAAGGAGAAGCACATGAATCAAATAGTCAACTTGACAGGAAAAAGATTCGGGCAACTGTCAGTAATCAGGCAAGCGCCGCACCGCTGGAATCGAGTCACCTATCACTGCCAATGCGACTGCGGGAAAACAGTTGACGCAGTAGGCCATCAACTTGTTGCCGGTCAAACGGTTTCTTGTGGCTGCAAAAGAAGCAAGGCAGCGACCACACACGGCCTGTCGAAAACACGCGAGTACCGAATTTGGTGCGACATGCGCAGACGGTGCGGCGACCCGCAAAACAAGAATTTTCCTTACTACGGCGGGCGTGGCATTCAAGTGTGCGAACGCTGGGCAAATAGTTTCTCTGAATTCTTAGCAGACATGGGGCCATCCAACGGATTGACCATAGAGCGCAACGACAACGACGGCAATTACGAGCCAAGCAACTGCCGGTGGGCCACGCGCAAGGAACAAGCAAACAACCGCAGAGGTGTCCTATGAGTGTGGCTTGCATGGTAATTGGCGAGTCGGGCACCGGGAAAACCACCAGCCTGCGCAACATGGACGCAGCACAGACGCTGCTGATTCAGGCGGTGCGCAAGCCCCTGCCGTTCCGTTCCCCTGACTGGCGACCCTGCACCAAGGGCGACCCGACAGGCTCGATCGTGGTGACGGACAGCGCCCCGGTAATCATCGGCGCGATGCAGCGGACGCCCAAGGATGTGATCGTTCTGGACGACTTCCAGTACATCCTGGCCAACGCTTTCATGCGCCGCAGTGCCGAGGTGGGCTTCCAGAAGTTCACCGACATTGCCAAGGACGCGTGGGACATTCTCATGGCCGCGTCAGCACTGGCAAGCCAGAAGCGTGTGTACATCCTGGCACACAGCACCACCGACGATTCTGGCAAGACCAAAGCCAAGACCATCGGCAAGCTGTTGGACGAAAAAATCACCATTGAAGGCCTGCTCACCATCGTGTTGCGCACTGCCGTCATCAATGGCCGCTACGTGTTCTGCACCCAGAACAACGGGCACGACACCACCAAAAGCCCGATGGGCCTCTTTGCTGATGAACACATTGAAAACGATCTCGCAGCCGTTGACGCCGCGCTGATCGAGTTCTACGGAATCACCCCCCTGAAACAAGCCGCTTAAACACAAAGGAAAGCACCATGTACAAACTCGACCCCAACACCGCCCGCAAAGCTGACCAGACAGGCCGCTCTATCACTGAGCTTGGCAAGTATGTCGGCAAGTTCACCCAAGCTGTCGATGTGACCGCCGCCACCGGCACCAAGGGAATCGGCCTGACGTTTGAAAGCACAGAGGGGCAAAGCACCCGCCTGAGCCTGTACACCAAGAAAACGGACGGCACCGAATTGATGGGGCTGCAATCGCTGTTCGCCATCATGACCTGCATGAAGCTGCGCGACATTGCCGCGCCCAGCCGCGCCCGCATCAAAAAATGGGACTACGACACCAAGGCCGAAGTCGAAGCCGATGCGCTGGTGTTCCCTGAGTTGACGAACAAGCCTATCGGCCTGCTGTTGGAGACGGCGGACTACATCAAAAAGGATGGCAGCATCGGCACCCGAATGGAGATTGCAGGGATTTTCGAGCCAGCGGGCGAATTCACCGCGTCGGAGATTTTGGACAAAAAGACCAAGCCGGAACAGCTTGCCAAGCTGGTGGCACGCCTGCGCCATCGCCCGGTGAAAGGTGCCAAGCCAGCACAGGCAAGCCACGCGCCGGACGATTACTACGACGCTGGCCAGGACGAAACCATCCCATTCTGAGGCCAACCATGACACTGCCCGCCCTGTACCACCTCGCAGCGTCCTATCGCGCCTTGGCCGACCAACTGGCCGAGGCCGATCTAGACGCCCAAACCGTTGCCGACTCTATCGAGGCCAGCGGTATCACCGACGACATTGCAACCAAAGCGCAGGGCATTGAGTGCATCGCCCGCAGTGCCGAGGCACACCACGACGCCATTGACGCCGAAATCAAGCGGCTGGGTGCGCTCAAGAAACACCGCGCAGCCATCGCGCAGGGCTTGCGGGACTACTTGAAGACGCACATGGAGGGCATGGGCATCAGCAAAATCGAATGCCCGCTGTACACGCTCAAACTGCAAAACAACCCGGCCAGCGTTGACGTATTCGAGCCGGGGCTACTGCCAGCCGAGTTCATGCGCCAGCCAGAAGCACCGCCACCAGCGCCGGACAAGAAAGCGATTGCAGCGGCGATCAAGTCGGGTCGCGATGTGCCTGGGGCGAAGCTGTCGCAATCTAAAAAGCTGGTGGTGGCATGAACCTAGACCGCCTAGCAGCCGAAGCCATGCAACGCATTGACTACTTCGTGAATCGCAGCGCAGGCCAGCACCTGCGTGCTATCCGGGCGGCGTTTGAAGCACTGAGGAAGACGAAATGACTGACCTACACAAAGCAGCCACGATGGCGCTAGACATAGACCTCGTAGAACTGCGCTTGGAGCTAGATGAGCTGAAAACTGATGCTGAGCGGTTGAATTGGTTGTGTCAAGACTTTCCAAGCGGCCCGGAAAAAGATCAGCGAGACGAAATTTTGAGCCGCATGTCGGTTATGTCGTTAAGCGCGACCAGGGCTGCGATTGATGCCGCACGCAAGGAAACATCATGTACCGAGATACACAAAGCAGTGCTTGCCAGCCTTGATGCGCTGTCAGACGATGCCGCCGCGCACATCTTCCCGAGCGACTTGCAAAAGTGCATGACCAGCGAATGTGTCGTGCAAGTGGTGTCGGTTCGCGCTGGCAATCCCGACGAAAGAACCGTGCCGCTTTTCAGCCGTGAGCAGGTAGACGCCGCACTGCGCGAAGCACTCGCCGCGCCTGTTGTGCCCGCGTCTTTTACGGACGACGACATGAAGGCTTCATGGCTAACCGGTTTCAAAGAAGCAGAATTTCAGTTTAGGGGCTGCACGGAAAAGTCTGGCGAGTTTCCCGCAAAGACACCGTTGAGTGTTGCACCGCGAGCAGCCCCGCCTAAGCAGCCATCTGTACCACCCGGTTATGCGCTGGTGCCGATAGAGCCGACGCCGGAGATGTGCCAATCCGCACAAAAAGCAGGCTTCTTCCAAAGCCATGTGCCAATCATCTGGAAAGCATTGCTTTCCGCCGCCCCACAACCAAAGGACAAGCCATGACGATGGCAGCAAAAGGTATTGCCAAGCTGATCGAGGAATGCGGTGAACTGCAACAGATTCTCGGAAAGAAGTTGGCCTACTACACCACCGACAAACATCCTGACGGCAAAGGTTCTTTGAACGAGCGCATTGAAGATGAAGTGGCAGATGTGCAAGCGGCCATTGACTTGGTTCTAGTAAACCTGAACCTTGACGCCAAACGGGTGCAACAACGGCGTCAAAAAAAGTATTTCCAGTTCTTGCACTGGCACTTTGAGCGCGATAACAACCAGCACGCCATCGACGCAAAGGAGCAGACATGACCCCCACCCCCGAACAAGTAGCGCAGTGGGCGCGTGAGGCATGGCAATCGCGGCACCCGACAAACGCATGGCTTGCTGACTGCCAGCCTCTTTTTGAACGCCTCGTCACCCGCGCTATGGCAGAGCAGGCAGAGGCCGATGCGAAGCTGTGTGACAGCTTGGAATACGAGTTCAAGTCTGGTGCTAACTGCGCCGCCGCCATCCGCGCCAACGCACCAAAGGTGGCGACATGAGCCGATTTGAAGCCATGTATCCGAAGTGCGGCACAGACTGCGACCAATGCGGGATGCTGTGCAAACGCTGTGCGGCCATCGATGAACACTACGCCAGCAAGTTTGCTTTCATGTTGGAGTGCATGTTGGTGGACTCGCACGGTCACTGGAACCAAGCCGCCGCCCTGCTGGATGAATACAAGGCTGAGTGGGCAAAGGTAAACCCGCCGCCGCCGACATTCATGGGCGAGCCGATGCCACCAGAGCGCCGCGAAAGACTGCAAAAACGACTTGCGAGCAGACACCAATGAACTATTGCAAGACCTGCAACGCCGCCAAAACCAATGAAGTGAATCGCGTAATTCGATGCGGCACCTGTGCTGTCGTGCCACTAAAGCCGCCAACAAATTACAAGCCAAAGGACACCCAATGACCAACCCCATCAAGCAGGCGCTGAAGGCGCTGAAAAACGCTGCGCCATGTCACAACGTCGGTGGCACAGTCCGCACAGACATGGACGCCGCAATTGCCGCCCTAGAAGGGCTGGAGAAAGTCGAGCCTGTGGCATGGGTGCCAGTTATTCAAGGCGTTAAGCACAGGCCAGTTGATTCAAAGTTTCAAGCCGATGAACTTCGGGCAATTGGAGCCGAAATCATCCCACTCTACCGTCACCCAGCGCCAGTGCAGGCCGAGCCAGCCGCGCAATCAAATCAGTTATCCGGAAATTCCGGAGAACTCAATTTGATAGCCCGCGCAGAGCAAGCGGAGCCTGTGGCTTGGCTGGTGTATGCGGGCATCTTGGATATGCGCCCGGTATACCCGGCCTACAACACAAAAGAACTCGCAGAGAGCGCAGCCGCCTGCATCAAGAGCAACACCGAAGTGCGCCCGCTTTACCTCGCGCCACCCGCCGCGCCAGCGAAGCTAGAGCCGCTTACTCTGGCCGAGGTTGATGCCGTCAGAGAAAAACTGCGCGGCACCGAATACGACATTTACGGCTACACACGCGCCATCGAAGCCGCCCACAACGCGAAGCTGGGGGGCAAATGACAGCCATCTACAAAAAGCACGGACGCCGGTACAAAGAAATCGGCAACTACGAGCCGGAAGCGTACGACACCTACCCGCACGGCGCTCACCTGGTCATATCAAGGCCCGGTAGTCGGCTTACCAGGTTCTCCATCAACCCAGACCACGCCGCGTTACTGGCTGCGGCTGAAGACATGCGCGAAGCAATGATTCAGGCCATGCGGGACGCCAGCATGCCGCGCATCAGCGAGAAAGCGAAAGCTGCTCACAAACGCGGCTGGGCTGCCTACATCGCTGCCGTTGGCCGGGAAGACATGCTGACCGTGACGGGTGCCAGTGCGCAGGATTGTGTGCAGGCTGGGATTGATGTGCTGCTGGAAAAGGTGGGGGGCGGCAATGCCTGAATTCCTGTCGCCGCCAGAACTGCACAGCCTGACCGGGTTCGTCAGGTCAGCAGCACAGGGTGAATGGCTCAAGACGCACGGCATTCCGCACAAGCTCGACGGCAGGCGCGTGATCGTGTCGCGCTCTCATGTCTTGGCTTGGCTGGAAGGTCGTCAGGTGGTAACGTCAACCGGCCCTAACTGGTCTGCCCTCCGTGCCTAAAACCAAGCCTTACCCGCGTCTGCGTCTGCACGTTCGCAAAAGCGTGACAGGGAAGGTTCGCGTGTATTACTACTACGACGGCAGGCCGGACGGCAAGCCAGACACACCTCTGGGCACGGACTACGACGAAGCAATTTCCAAGTGGGAAGAACTGCACCTCCACAAGCCCCGCGCCGTTGGCCGGTTGCAGGAAGCGATCACGCGCTGGCGCAAGGACGAACTGCCGAACTACACAAACGCGGAAACGCGCCGGGGCTACGGCAAGCAGTTGGACAGGCTGGAAGCCGTTCTAGGCGGGATGACATGGGACGCGCTGGATTTGCCCATCCTTCGGGAGTATTTGGACAGACGCACAGCCAAGACGCAGGGCAATCGGGAAATGTCGCTGCTGTCGGTGATCTGGGGCAAGGCGAGGCTGTGGGGCATGACGCGCTTGCCGTGGCCTGCTGCGGGTGTGAAGAACTGGAAGAACGCGGAGAACCCACGCCAGTTCGAGGTGACAGACCAGCTATTCGCGGCGGTGTACGCCGAAGCCGATCAGATGCTGAAAGATTGCATGGACATTGCCACGGCCACAGGGATGCGCCTGACGGACGTTCGCACCGTCCTGCTGCCTGCGGGTGATGTGCTGCGCCTGCGGGCCAGCAAGACCGGCAAGGCGGCAGACTTTGACATGAGCATGAGCATGGTCATGCCCGACCTGTTGACGCGCCGCCGTGAGATTGCTGCCAGCCACTTGATGCTGCTTTCAACGCCTGACGGCTTCCCGGTGTCGGCAAGGATGCTGAGAACGGCATGGGACAACGCAAGGGAACGGGCAGCCAAGAGGCCAGAGAATGCGGCGATTGCGGCCAGCCTGCGGGCGATGTACTTGCGGGATATGCGGAAGCGCAGCGCCGATCTGGCGGCTGATTCAGAGGCGGCGTCGAAGCTGTTGCAGCACAGCAGCGTGGCGCTGACAATCAAACACTATCGCGGCAAGGTGTCGCAACTGAGGACAGTGAGATGAGCGAAACACAAAAGACAGGGCCAAGCGACACCGAGCTGCTCGACTTCATTGATAGGGCTGGCTGTGATTGGGATGGACTTGGGGCTTACATCGCTGGAGCCAGTTACACGGGAGACACGCTGCGCGACTGCATTATGGCTGCAATGCTTGCATCTGCTGCGCGAGAAAGTAACTTGAAACCCGTTCCGCAAAACGGAAATCCCTAGGCAAAAACACCCCTAAAACGCAATTCTTTGCGGAAAAAACCAGCGGTTTTAGCCTGTAAATACGCCATTTCGCGCAGGACTCAAAATCCCCCGCCGCAAGGCGTGCCGGTTCGATTCCGGCCTCGGGCACCATAGCTTTCATGCTATGAATTTGGTAGTGATTGGGAAATTTTTCCGCAAACGGGAAAACGACTTTTCCGCAAAAGCGCGGGGGGCGGCTTTTTTCGGGTGGTCAGGTACAGCGCACAAAACGCCTGTTTTGCATGGGGTTGGGCAACTTTTTACCCACTTGGCGGGGCGCTGTTTTCAGCCCTTGGCAAACGCGCCGGTCTGGTTAAACAGCTTCACCAGCACACCCACCACGCCACTGATTTGAGGCCACAGCTTGGCAACTGTCCCGTCTACCAGTTCGAGCATTTCGCGGATGGCGGCTAGTTTCTGTTCGCCCTTGCCCTGGCCTGGCACGGCTTCTTCAATCGCCTTCATGGCGGCGATGATGGCGGGAATGAGTTGGAACACGGTGATGATTGCGTTCATGGATAACCTTTCAGAATGTGCAGGTGACGCCGGTAACAGCGCCGTCGATTGAGAATTGCCCCGAACACTCAGGGCAAGGGCGGAGAATCGGCTTCAGGCTTGGCAGGCAGGCCCACTTTGTCTGTGGTGACGGTGGTGTAAATGACGTTGAACAAGCCGATAGCACCAGCGGCAATAGCGTTGGCAGTGTCCAAGTCCAACGGAATGTCCATGCCGAAAGCTGCGGCCACGTTGACCAGCGCCACAAGCACACCAGCCAGCACAGTCGCCGTGATCTGCCGGGTCTTCCACAGAGCAGGGTCGGCCACGGATTGGCCTTGGCGGAACAGTGCCCAGAGAGCGGTGATTTTTCCCATGATTTGCCTTTCAAGGTTGAATGCCCAGCTCGTAGCCGGTGCCGTTGTAGGTGATGACGCGGTTGGCGGCTTTCTCAGGCACGCGGGTGGAAACGTGAATCCAGCTTGTGCGGCTGGTGCGCTCGTAGATGATTTGACCGATTCCGAGAACCGACACCAGCGGAGCCAGCGTCTTGGCGATCTGGTACGGCGTGCCGTAGGCTGGTGCTACAAAGTCCGCTGCGTGGCCTTGGCTGTGGTCTGAGGTGGTGACACCGCCCACCGCACGATTGACGGCGCTGGCGCGGTAGCCGCTGGTGACGATCACCGGGCAGTCCAGCGTGGTGCGGATGCGCTCCAGCATCTCGGCCACGCGAATCAGGCGCGGCAGCAGTTCCTGCGGTGGCGTGTTGTCAAGTTTCAGGCGTGCGGCGGTGTCGCTGCGCGTTAGCTCGACAAGGGTGAAGTGGGGTGTGAGCTTCATTTGCCAGCCCGCGATGTGGTGGCCTGCGATTTTTCAATCTGCTCTACCCGCCACACCAGCCGGTCAATGTCGCGGGCCAAGCCAACCGACTGGGTGTTGCCCAGTTTCACGGTGGTCTGCAATTCGGCAACGTCCCGGCTCACTTGCGCCAAGGTGAACCACATGCCCACCAGTACAAGGCAAAGGCTGCCCACGGTGGTGATCAGCCACGGTAGCGGCAACTGGAAGTCGATGATTCTGGATTCTTTTGGCTCAGTCACGGAGTCGTCCTTTCAATGCGAAATCGCCGGGCTTCACGCGGTCCGCGTCTGCCCACAGCAGCGCGGCACCAGAGGCCTCACTGCAAAACCACAGATGGCGGAAGTGCGGCAGGAACGGCACCACAAACCGGGCTACGCCCAGCCAGTCGTAGCCCTCACCCATGTGCCGCTGGAACCAGGCCAGCGCAGCGCCTTCGTCCCCATCCAGATCGAACAGGTCCCAGCGGCCGCTGGTCAGGTCGATCACCTTGGCCCGCACCCCGCCGTCGCGGTTGGAGCTGCTGTAGCAGACACCGCCGATCACCACCTCGCAATGGCTGTAGATGCTCTTGGTCCACCAGCACACCAGCCGGTGCCAGGCCTGGTGAAACCAGCCGGTGGCCGGGCCTTTGTAGAGAGCGACAGTCACCATCGCTCAGCCAATCCGCGCGCCAATGGCGGCAATGGTGGCCATGACGTTGGCGTGGGCGGCGCGGGCCTCTTCGTCGGTGGCCGCGCGCAGCACCTCGTATTTGCGCATGCGCTGCACACCCAGCAGGTAGCTGGCGGTGCGCAGGCCGTCCGCCTGGCCAATGATGATCTGGGTAGCCTCCTGGGGCGTTTTGCCCGATGGCGTGGCGAATGCAGCCACCTGCTGAGGCACTGGGCCGGTGTAGTTGGCTGCCGCAAACTCACGGGCTTGCGTCTCGCGTGTTTTGTATTCCTCCAAGAACGGCGCGTAGCGGCTGGTGATGGCGGCCACGGCCGCATCGATGTCCGCTGCCAGCTTGTCCTTGTTCGCGGGTGGTGGTGGCGGCAGACTGAACACCTGTCCGTCCCACACCTCACCAATGCTCGCGGTGTCCGACTGCACCAACGTCAGGCCGGGCACAGCGTCTGCGCTCTCGGCAAGAATGGCATTCACTGCGATGCCGTTTTCAATGACCATGAATCGCATGATTTGCCCTTAGAAGAATGTGGTGATACGGATGCGGCCAGCGCCACCATTGCCGCCTGCACCAGAAGCCGTGCCGTTGGTGGATGGCGCGCCGCCACCGCCACCGCCGGACAAAGTGCCAGCGCCGCCGTCATAGCGTGTGGTGCCTGCTGCTGTCGGCCCTCCACCGCCACCACCGTTGCGGCCAAGGCCAACACCGCCAGCGGCTTGAACGCCAGCCACGCCACCACCTGAGCCGGAAGATTGCTGGGAGCCACCGTCTTGTCCATTGGTAGAGAGGGCGTTGGAGCTGTCGATATATCCGCCACCGCCACCGCCAGCACCACCAGAACTTGAGCCTCCGCCAGGGCCATTTGCCCCGCCCGAGCCGCCACCAAAACCTGCGGCAGTAGTTGCCGTTTGACCGCCTCCAAAAGCTCCCCCAGCCGGGCTATTGATTGCTAAGGTGCCGGCACCAAGTCCAAAAGTACCGGCACCAGAATTCGTTCCACCACCGCCGCCGCCACCACCCGATGCCTTTAAACGCGTTCCAAAGGTGCAGTCGCCACCGGTGAAACCAGGGTTGCCGTCTGTTGTGTTCGTACCGACCGAAGCACCCCCAGCACCCGCTGCGCCGACCACAACCGACTCAGTGGCCGCCAACTCAGAAGCCGCGTACATGGCCGAGTTGTGCGCACCACCGCCGCCGCCGCCGCCACCGTACCGATTCGTCCCAGTGGCTCCCCGACGGCCTGACCCCCCTCCACCGCCCGGTGCGTCGATCTCAACAAGAACCAGCTTTGCACCTGCTGGTTTTGTCCAGGTGCCACTTGAGGTGAACACTTGAATATCGGACGGTGGCGTGCCAGCAGCGGCTGTGACAGCAACCGTCCACACCGCGTAGGTTCCCGCGCCCGCTACCGACGTGACGTTGACCACCAAGGCCCCGGTGCCACCGTCGTAGCTGGTGACCTGCCCCAGCATGTAGTTGGTGGGCGTCGTGGTGTAGGCAATCACGATGAATTGCCCTGGAACAAAGCCTTTGCCAGCCTCAATCGTGAGCGATTTAGAGCCGGTGCCGATGGTGTTGCTGGTGGTGCTGGTGCCCGTGTAGGAGCCGAAACCCAACGTGTTCAAGCGCTCGATCTCGGCGTTCAGTTCTGTGGTGAAGTTCGGCAGCGTGGTGCCATAGAGGGTGTTGACCTCGGCCTTGAACGTGGGCGACGTCCGGCTGAGCGATGGGATAGGCGTGATCATGTCAAAGACTCCAATCGGAGGGTGCAGTAATTGATGGTGGGAAAGGCGATGTCCACCGAGAAGTTGGCGTAGAAGCCGTAGACGATCAGCGACTCGTAGCCGGGCGCGCTGGTGCCAACCCAAAGGCAGGGCTCGCTGCGCAGCTCGGCCAGTAGCCTGTAGACGCGGTTGAGCGCCGTCTGGCTGAACATTTGGCGGGCCTCCACCGTGCTGCTGAAGCGGCGCTTGGTAACGGTGGTACGGCCAAACTCGTTGGTGGTCTTGCGGCTGTAGTCGAGGATGCCGAGCTGGACACCAAACTCGGTGTCACCCAGGTCATAGGTGGGCCCGAACAGGATCACGCCCACCTCGGCATCGCCGCCTGCCTCTACCGTGACGGTGATTTCGCATTGGTCGAACGAACCCGGCAGGTCTGAGAACACCAGCTTGTCGAGCTGCTGTACGGGCTCAAAGAAGAAGTCGTAAAAGTCAGTGATGGAGGCGCCGTCCAGGTCGTTGACGGTTTTGCTGTAGACCTCGGTGCCACCGGGTTCGTCTTTCATCGACACGGTGACCGAAGATGCGTTGACGATCTCGATCAGCCCGAGTGAATTGACGCCCACACCGGGCTGGAACACGTACTGGATCGAGCCCGCCCGCTTGGTGGTGCTGCCGATCTCCCGGTCAAACACCGCCCACTTGTTGGTCGGCCCGATATCCAGCCAGCGCGGAACTTCTTCCAAAGCTGCCACCTCGGGCGTGGTGGCGTTGACGCCTGCGATCAGGTTCTCGTAGATGCGGTGGGTTTCGGTACGGATGATCAGGTCGCCGACGGTATAGCTGGTGGCGGCATTCCACACAGGGTGGTCGTCTTCCAGCACGTTGCTGCTGAGCAGCACGGCATCGGTGACGGTAACGAGCTTGGTGACGTTCATGCTTATCCGACCAGTGCGGTGAAAGACGTGCCGGGTTGCAGCACCGCGTTGGAGCCGCCCACCTCGCTGGCAAAGACGATGCTCACAGTACAAGCGGCGTCGGTGTTGTTGAACAGCGTGGCCTGTAGTGCCGCGCCGTTGTTGCCGGCAGTGGAATTGGGGCCGATCACTGTGAAGTCCGCCGTGGCGCCTGCAGCGACAGTCACCACGTCCGCGTCCGTCTGGGCATTGGCCGCCGAGGCGTTTTGCTGGTTCACAATGACCGCCCATGAGCCGACAACAGAGCCCGTGCTGCCGCCAGCTGCAACCCGGAAGCCATAAACAAGCCCAGTTGTGATGGCCGCAAGCGTGGCGGCGCCTTGCGAGGTCAGTTGCGCTTTGGCGCCAGCGGGCAGATTGAAAGACAGGCCAGTCACGACAGCCGGCGTGGTGGTGCCGTTGGTCTGCGTGGCTGAAATCGCAGCACCTTCGAGAGTGACGCCGCCACCCACACCCAGAAACGCCGCCAACGTGGAAATCTTGGCGTGGCCAGTGGTGCCGTCTGGAAGCTGCACGGGCAGGCCAGCATCGCTTTCCAGCGCCATGAGCTCGGTGAGCTCCAGGATTCTTTTGATTTGCGCGGTGACCATGTCAGACCCCAAGCACCACGGTGGCGGCGCCTTCGCTTTCGCGGGTTTCCGGTAGGCCGTCACCGTTCCAGATTTCCAGCAAGCGGGTCATGTCTGCGGTGTTCTTTGCCACGGTGGCCATGCCCACCATCAGCGTCTTCTCCAGCTGCTCAAGGCGCTTTTCGACGCCGCTGTTGTCCAGCAGCGCGTTCGTCTGGCTGTTGCTGAAGATGCGCGATGGGGGGGTGAACTCCAGCTCGCGGCCTGCCTCGCCCACCATGCGCCAACCGCCTGCATGCTCGCCACCGGTTGCAAAGCCAGGTATGCGATAGCGGGCCAGTTCGTCTGTGGTGATCGGGCTGGTGCCGCCAGGGCCCGTGCCGAGACCTTCCTGCAAAAAGTTGAGGTCGCGGTAGCTGTCGATCAGCTCGCGGTTGGCGTTGGCGATGCCGAGCGCCGCCGCGATCTGCTGATTCGCTTGCAGCGTGCCGTAACCTGTGGGGCCTTTCAGCGCCGCGTTCGGGTCAAGGGTGAAGTTGTCGCCGCCGAACCCGCCTGCAGCCAGGTCGCGAAAGTCAACGCCGTAGTTGGAGCCACCGAATACGCTGCCCGGCAGATACGCTGCACCAGACGCCTCGAGCTGACTGGCAAGGTCAAGGAGTGATTGGTTGAGGGTTTCGCGGTCTTGGCCAGATTGAACGAGCAAACGGGCGACGTCTTGGTTGTCGACGCCAGTGCTGGTTTGCAAGATGCCCGCACCATCCACGTTGGCAAACACCAGGTTTCCGCGAGCATCCTTGGCAACCACAAAGTTGCCCGCCTGCGCCAGGATGTTGTCGGCGCCGTAAGCACCTGCGGCGGTAACACCGCCACCACCGCTAAACCCGCCACCTTCACCACCACCAAACCCGCCGGCAGAAACCGCAACGTCGGCCACTGCCTGCTCAATGCCCAGAATCGCATCGCGCACCGACAGAACCGACTCGTTCAGTGTGATCAGGCTGCTGACTTGCGCGGTCAGGATGGCTTTCTGTGCCTCGGCCTCTACCGCCGCAGCGGATGCGGTTTGCAGCGCTGCAATGGCCTCGGCAACCGACAGCACCGACTGGTCAACAGTCAACAGGCCAGCAACCTGCTGGTTCAGCGCCTCAAGCTGCTGCTCTGAGATGGTCTTTTGCGCTTCGGCAAAGTCGATCACGCCTTCGGTGGCCACCTGAACGCGGGCGATTTCGCGCAGCATATCCACGCGGGTTGCAGCGGTCAGGCTGGCGGCGTCTACATAGTCGCGGCCTGCGCCTGGAATGTTGCGGGCAGCGTCTGCGTCACCACCCAGCGCGGCGGCGATGGTGGCATTGAAGCGGGCGCGCAGCCGGGCCGTGGACTGTTCTGGCGTGTCGGCAATGCCGTTCAGGTCGGAGACAAAGGCGCGGAGCGATTGAGCCAGTTCGCCAAAACCGTCAGCGGCTTGGCGCAGCACACCGGCTTCGCGCTGGTAGGCCTGCTCAAGTGCCTGCACAGCCGATTCACGCGCAGCAATGATGGCATCAAGAGCGCGGATTTCGGCCTCGTACGCTTGGCGCAATGCCTGCTCTGCCTCCGTGCGGGCGCTGGCGGCTGCTGTTGCGGCTGCTGTTGCTGCGGTGGCGGCTTCCTGCGCCTGTAGCGCGTTGGCTTCCTCAATAGCCCTGCGGCCTGCGAGCACATCGCGGCGGTCGGCGGCGGCGGTTGCCTCGGCTTCTGTGGCTGCGCGGAGTCCTGCGTTCGTATTGATTAACCCGAAGGCACGACTGGCTTCTGCGATGGCCTCGGCAGCGGACGATGCAGCGGGCACCACGCTGGCGAACGTGCTTTCCAGCTTGAGCAATTCAGCCACCACAGGCGAAGTTGCACCGTGAAGGCGTTGCTGTTCTTCCACCAGGGCACGGAATTCCTCGCGGGTGGTGGCGCCGGCCGTGCCCAGCTCAAAAAACCGCTGGCGCAGCGCTTCGACGGTCTTGGCCGTGCGCTCCTGCTCGGTGTAAAAGTTCTCGTAGTAGCTCTGGGCCACCTGAGAAAATTGCTCGGCACCACCAAACAAGTCGATGAACTGTTGCGCTGCATCTGGCGCGGCCTTACTCACATCAATCAGTGCCAAGCCAAGCGCATCAAATACGCCATTGACCGTGTTCAGCGCACCAACCAATCGGGCAAGCGTCTGGGATGCGCTCTCGCCTTCGCGTGTGTATTCCTCGGTGCCAAGCGCGAACGCGGCCAACTGTTCATTCGCACTGACCAGCGCGGCCTCGATCTTTGCAATGATTTCGTCTTGCGTCAGGCCTTGCGTCTTGATGCCGAAGCCGCCCGTGTCGGGGTGGATTAGGTCATTACCCAGCCGGACGGTGAACGTCTTGATGGCGTCGTTGCCGATGCCCAACTGTTCGGCCATGCCAGCAACAGTCGTGCGGATGGCGTTGTAGCTGTCTTGCAGCGCTTGGTTTTGTGCGGATACGCCCTGGTCAAGTACACGGTAGCTGGGGCCGCTGAACAGGGTGCCGCCCTTGCGCTGCAATGCGTAATCGTTGACTTGCCCGCCTAGTTCACCTTGCAGGCCGCCGTCAACGATCTTTTTGCTGCGGAACACGCCAAGGGCGTTCAACACCGCCAGCGCGGCCACCACGTAGGGGCCAGCGGCTGCTGCCGAGGCGTACAAGCTGCTACCACCCGCTGCAGTGGCACCCCCTGCGGCAGCGCCAGCTCCTGCCGCCGCAGTCCCAGCACCGGCAGCAACGCCTCCAAAAGAACCGTTGGCCGCAATGAACGCACCCAGAGCATCGCCGCCAATAGACCCAACGAGGTTGGCGTAGGCCAATGATCCAGTTGCAGCGCCAGCCGTAGAGCCCGCACCGAAAAAGCTCGTAAGCGTGGACACCGAGCTCGAAAATCCGGTTGCAGCCTGCGCAAGTCCCTGGGCTGTATTGAGGTTTTGCAGCGCGCCTAATGCGCCTGATGTGTTTCCGGTTCCTCCAGCTGCTTGAGCCAGGCCAGTGATGCCAGCGCCAACACCACCCACCACCCCCTGAATCACCAGCTTGAGAACCGTGGTCTTGAACAGGTTTTTGATGCCGTTCCACAGCGTCGAGAAAAAGCCACGGCCCGCTTCAAAGGCGCGGAACAGTGAGTCGGTCAGGCCGCGTTCGAGGTCGTCGGTAAAACGCTTCCACTCGTTTGCGGCGTCTTGCGCGGCTTGCTTGTTGACCTCGCGGGCGTCTTTGTTGCCCGTCAGTTCGGCAATGCGCTTGCGTGCGGCGATTTCGTCTTCCAGCGCCTTGATGACAGCGGGGTCGCGCTCGGACAGGCGGCGCTCTTCCAGCTTGGCGACGTTGACCAGTTCGACAGCGCGGGCAAGGCTGATGTTCAGCGTTTCAGCTAGGCGCTCGGCTTCGGCTTCGATTTCGAGCGCGGTGATGCGGTCGCGCTGGGTGGTGACGCCCTTACGCAGCGCATCAACCATGGCCTCGTACTGCTTCAGTCCGTCAGCTTCCGCGTCCGCTACCTGCTTGATGGCGTCGGCTTGCTCTTTGATTAGCTTGTTTGCGCCAGGCTGTCGAGCGATCAACTCCTGAACTTTTTCTACGTACTGCGCCTCGGTGATCTCACCCTTGACTCGAATCTTGTCTAGGCGCACCAAGTCTTCGATGTAAGTGCCCGTAACCCCACCAAGCTCAGCCAACAGCTTGCGCTGCTCTTCCAGCTCTTTGTTTGCAGCCTTGAGTGCGGCGTTGTCGCCACCCGGCAACTTGAGGTCGCGGCCTTTTGTGCGGGCGTTTTCGGCGGCGGTGCCTGCGGCCTCTGCCTTAGCCTTTTCTGCGTCCAGCACCTTGCCGTAGTTTTGCGCCACAGCCAGCTCTTCGCGGCGAAGCTTGACGGCCCTGGTTAGCCGCTCTACGTTGGCTTGATCGTTACGGCTGCGGGCCTTGTCAAGCGCGTTTTCGGCGGCGAGTACGGCCTCGGTTCCTTTGACAATGGCGACGTTGTTTTTGTAAGCGTCGTCTCCCGTCAACAGGGTTTGAATTCCAGCAACAACCGCTGCCAGCTTTCCCCCCTCTATGGCGGCGTCCGCCATGGCCTTTACAGCGGCCCCTAACCCGGCAACAAAGTCACCGGCAAAGCTGATGGCCAGCTTCTGGCTAGATACCTGTACGCGGGTCAGGTTGTCATTGAATTCCTCGGCGCTTTTTGCAAACTCTGCGCCTATGGTCAGGCCAAGCTTGTCCGCCTCGCTCTGAAGCCCTTTGATGGCGTCCGAGCCTTGGTTAAGGAACGGAACCATCTCGTCGCCAGCCTTGCCCAGCAGGCCAACGGCAATAGCAGTCTTGGCGGCGCTGTCCTTGGCGGTTGAGAAGCTGTTGGCGATCTCAAGCAAAACCTTGTCCGCACTTTTAGTCTGCCCCTCAGTGGTTTTGAGAGTGACCCCCAAAGACTGGAAGAGAGCAATCTTTTCCTTGTCTCCCGATATGCCCTGGGCAATGCTGACATTCAGCTTCTTGATGGCCGTATTCAGGGATTCCGTGCCAACGTCTGAGAGCTTCGATGCGTACTGAAGCTGGGAAAGCGATTCAGCGGCGATGCCTGTACGCTGAGTCAGCTTGTTGATGCTGTCGGCAAGGTCAATCGCACCCTTGACCGCTGAAGAAAAGCCACTCAGCAAAGCGCCAAACGACAGCGCACCACCAATCAAACCAAGCGCACGGGTCGCCGCAGCAGCGGACGCCTGCATTTTGTCCGTGGCCGACTGAACCGTATTGGCGGCGCGGCTCATGTCGGCTTGCAGACGCGCCACGTTCGCGGCCATCTCAATGGTGAGGGATGCGACTGTGGTCATTTCTTGCGTGTTTGTTGGAGTGCTTTGAAGACGTTGGCCACTTTTTTGCTCACAATTTCCCGGTCGAATTCGTTGGCCGCGTCACCAAAAGGCGGCGGACATTCGGGCTTTTCTGATTCGTGCGACTGGTTGACATAAGCGCGGCTCATGTCCAGCAAGGTCTGGAATTCCCAAGGCGCTAAATCGGCCTGCCTGCCCTGCTGCCAGGCGCGAAGCTCGGCAGAGGACAGCGGCACAACGCCTTGGCCGGTGGGCATTACCTGCCCCACCGCGTACCAGTGGCCCACCATGTAGGCCGCGTCCACCTCGGGCAACAGCGGAGTCCCGCCGTTGTCTTCAATCCGCTTGGCGCGGGTCTTGGCGTCTTCCTTTTTCTGTTTGCCAACAACCGGCGCGGAGTTCATCCATGCCGATTGCCGTGCAAACAAGATCAGGTCGTCGCGCCACCCTTGAAGAAGTTTCCCAAGTCATTCAGGTGGCCGCGCACCTGGTCGGGCAGGTACTTCAACTTGGTTTCGCGGTAGATGGCTTCCACGCCGCCAGGAAACGGGAAGTTGTCAATGCGCTCGGTCACGGCGACAAGGAACTTCACATCGGCGTCTTTGTCTTCTTCGTCCTTCTTGCGGCCTTTGGCGGCGGCGGACACGATACGCTTCATAGCCTCTTTGTCCATCGCCTCTTTGGCTTTGATGAACCGGGCGGTAGACGGGCCGTACACATGGACGGTGACGCGCTTGCCGCTGAACTCCATTGGGTCGCCGTTGGGCAGGTCGATTTCAACCTTTGACGTTTCGGTCAGGAAGTAGGCGGAAAAGTCGGGGGCTTCGGCAGCTTCTTTGGTCATAGGAACTTTCGCTGGGGTTGTGAATGCCCGTGCGCCACCACGCCCACCCCAGCGAGAGGTGAAACGCGGCAGCGTCGGTGCGAGGGATGGCCGGAAGTGGCCGGGGAATAAAAAAAGCCCGCTGGTTAGGCGGGCCGCTCGTTTCCAACAACGAAAATTGCTGGCGTAAAAAAACCCGCTCGGGGCGGGTTGTGGGAACTCTGTTTTGCTAGGCGTATGCCCAGCGGTATCCGTAGGCTTGTGTGTAGCCTCTGTAGCCCTTGGCTGCGGCAATCAGTGCCGACTTCGCGGCCTTTGTGTGGCCCTTTGATACCAGCCACTGGACAGCATCTGCGATTGAACCGAAGCCTATGTCGGGGTCAAGACACCGAAAAGGCTTAACCGTCGCAGCCTTGGCTGCCTCATGGACATGGCCTGCTAGCGGCTTGCCTTTTCTGGCCTTGCTAATCGCCTCGCCAGTGCGCTTGCGCTTCTCGGGGCAACTCAGAATCAAATTGACCTTTGCGCGAACTTCGGGCGATGCGTTCAATTTTCGGAGGTGATCTATTTGCTTTTCGCTAGCGGTCGTGATTGCCTTTACCGCTTTAATTGATGCGGACTTTTTTGCAACCGTTTCCGGTCTACTTTGAGCCTTACTTATCTTGGCTTTGTACTCAGGTGTGCTGAACATGGCCAGCATCTTTGCTCGATGCTCAGGCGTCCAGACCTTGCCTTTGTTTGATGCGCTGATCTTTGCCTTGGCCTCTGGTGTGAACCTGTAGCCAGACGATGTTTCACCGCCGTCCGTCAGGTTGCACAGTGCATTTCCGTAAAGAGCGATCAACTCGCGCTCTAGTTCAAGCGCCCACCATTCCTGCATATCGGCCTGCACGATTTCCACCGTGCGCCCGTACTTGGCTTCGATTCGTTTCCAGTATTCGCTGCGGCTGATCTTCTGCCAGGCTCTTTCGCCTTTGCCTTTGCCGACGTAAAAAATGCTGTTGTCTGTAGCGCGCTTGTGAACGTAGACGTAATAACCCAGTTCGCGCCGCGATAAAATCGCATCAGCCATGATGTAGTTCACTCCTACTGATTGGTTAGAGCCCGCATCGCATTCCACTGCTTTGCGGGCTCGTTTATTTTATCGCACCACGCTGTATTTGCATACAGAAAGCGCCCAAATGAAATACCGGTTTGCACCGGCTTTTTTCAATTAGGGGGCTTCAACTGTGATGATGCCAACACCGGCGGCGGTGGCTGTGATTTCAAGCGTCGAAGTCGCCGTGGTGATGGAGTCCACGTTGTTGATACCAATCTTGAACATCATTACTTTCGCTTGAAAGTAATAGACAGTTCCGTCCTGAATCTCAACCTTGAAGCTGTAATCAGCATCAGAGACATTGGCGGCATTCATGATGATCTGACCGGCATCGGCATTGTCTAGGCCAAGGGTCAAAGCCATCGAACCCATGTTCTGAGAGCCTTTGAATTTCTGCGTCACCCGAGTGCCAATCGGGTTATGCGTCACAAGCGTGTTCTCAAGGCCAAATTCCCCTAAATCGGTAATTTCGCCGACCGCTGTAAACGTCAGGGCTTCATAGCCCGCTTCGTTGAAGGTTGCGGGGATGCCTGCGGAGACGCTGAGAATCGTCCCTGCGGAGGTTGCTACTGTCATGACTAGCCTTTCAAGAAAAAAAGCCCGCAGGGCGCGGGCATAAAAAAACCCGCACAAGGCGGGCATTCGGTGGAGTCGGTAGGTCTATTCGTACCAACGGAGGATGTAATCGGCGGGTTGTGTCCACACCCCCGCTTCGTCGTCCCTGTCGGCAGGGCCAAGGAACTGGAAGCGGCAACTGATGACCAACTTCCCGGCGAAGGTTTGCTGGTGTTTGAAGTCAATCGCCGCACGCACAGCGGCATGAATGGATTTGACCTCGGGGATGCTCTCAGCGAGCGGGTTGATCTGAATTCGTGCGGTGGCGCGTTGTGCGCCGTTCTGGAAGGCAATATTCGGCTCGGGCTGCGCGTCAATGACCTGGTACACCAGCGCGGGCATGGCTGTGTTCTGCGGTAGCTGGGCCAGTGCGCGGCGCGTACCCACGAGCGCAGTCACGCCCGCCACATTCAGCATGGCGGCGATCACAAGCTCTGGATTCATTTCCCGGCTTTCTTGAACTCTTTAGGGATGCGCTCGGCAACGTATTGCTTGAACGCCTCCAACGCCGGGCCTTGGGCGGCATCAAACGCAGGCCGCATGAATGGCCGTGCGGGTTGACCGGGGTGGCTCACGACTTCACGCGCCAGGCCCGCGAAGAACAGGCTTTTCCGGTTCTTTGGTTTAATGAAGTGGGCGGCGGTGCCGAACTCCACAAACCGGGCGTAGAAGGCTTTTTTGTCGCCAGCGGTCACACTGGCGGACACCTCGCCGCGCTTGTTTCGCGTGCGCACCTTGATGCTGTTTTTCAGGTCGCCATCGTCAACCGGCACATTGGCCTTGACTTCAGATTCCATGACCTTGGACGCGGCACGCATCCCACCGCGCAGGACATTGGCCTCAATGCGGGCAGGCAACTCCTGCAAAGCCTTGTTCAGCTCTGCCAAGCCATCAATGCGGAATTCATTGGCCAACTGGATTGCCCTCGGTGCAGTCAAAAACGATGTGCCTGCGGCCTTCGTCGAGGTCGCGCCCGGACGTGATTCCAAAGATGCGCGTGCCCACTGGTGTGACGTACTGAATCCGCCATGCACCGGCCTGCACTGGCGGCATGAACTGCGCTTGATAGCGCACAGCCACGGTGTGGGTCAGGGTTGATTCAATCGCCATTGCAGCCAAGCGCTCACGCCCACCGATAGGCCGGATGTTTGCCCAGACGGTGGCAATATCTGTCCACGAATTCAGTTCTTGGCCGTAATCGTCTGTTGTGGTGACGCGGCGCTGCACCGTGATTCGACGGTCTAGACGGCCAATGTTCATACGCCCATGAACTCGCGGTACGGTTGCAGGATGTAAAGCGAACCCATCGGCAACTCAGCCACCCGGCCATCCTCTTGAACGTCTTGGCGGTTCTCGTACAAGTGGCCCAGAATCAGCAGTACAGCGGCCTTAATCAAGTCATCCATCACCACACCGGCGTAGATGGCGCGGGCTGTGGTTTGTGCGCTGGCGTAGGTGTAGCGGGCCGATTCAATGGCGATTTCACGGGCGCGTTCGTCGGTGATGGCGTCGGCTGCGAGAATCGCGGCATCGTAGGCAATGCCTGCGGCTTGCAACGTGGCTTGTGCGCCCGACATGGCCGTTGTCAGTGCGTCTTGGTCGGCGAAGATTCGCCGATTCAGGAACTTCTGCGCGATGGACTCAGACGCAGCCACCATGCTTGTTATTTCGGTGTCGCTGTCGGTGTCGTCAACCCTCAGATGGGCTTTTGCGACTTCCAAGCTGATGATGCTCATTTTTGGCCGCGCTTCTTGCGGGTTGGTGCCACTTCTTCAACAACATCAGGTTTCTCGACTGGCGCAGCGGGTGGCTGGCTGTAAACCGCAACACCCAGTTCAACAAGATGCTTTGCCATAGCCTCGTTGGTGCGCAGCGTGTCGCCAGGCGCAAAACCGCCGAATGCGCTGTTTGAGCCAAATGCTTTGAATTTGATTTGAACCATGACAGTCCCTCCAGTAAGAAAGCCCCTTTCGGGGCTTCCTTGGTTGAGTGGCTGTTAGGCCGGGGTCAGGTCACCCGCACGGATGGCGGCGGGAACTTCACTTGTCAGGGCCAGACGGCGCTCGGCGCGGAGCGTAATCAGGTTCTTGGTGAAGTTGTCGCTGTCCGACTCGGACATTTGCACCACAACGCCTTCGCGGTTGTAGATGTTGCCGTGCTGGCGGAAGTCGCCCACAGCGAAGGTGTCGGCAGTCATGCCCACCGACTTGACGACTGGCACACCCCACAACATCGGCATACCGGCTTCGGTGTAGCTGACGCGCACTGCGTTGACAGCCGAAGTCAGCAGGTCGATTTCGATGGTTGCCCAGTCGGCAGGGTTCAGCACGATTGCGCCTGGCGCGTAGCCTGCAACTTCCAAGTCCGCAATGATCTTGCGAATCAGAACCAGCTTTTTCAGGCTGGAACCCAGCGCAGCGTCGGCGTAACCGTGTGCGGTGAAGTTGCCGGTGTCCAGGAAGCCGCTGATGTTGGGCGCAACACCGTCACCGCTGACCAGCTGGGTTTCAACCTTGCGCTGCACACCGTAGCGCATACGTGCTTCAACGTATGCAGCAAGCGCGGTGTTGTCCATTGCCAGTTGGCGGCTGATTTTGATCCAGTGCGCGACGGTAGCGATGGGCGTGTTCACCAGCGAGAACGTCACTGCCGATTCAGGCTTGGCCGCGCCTTCTGCCGTCTCTGCCGCCGAGTTTGTGAAAGAGGCTTCTTTCGTGAACTCGATGGCGTTGCTGGCGGTTGGGATGCTGGCGTACAGAGATTCAATCGTCAGGATGTTGCTGGCACCGGGAACGATGCCAGGGCGGCGGTCAGGGGCCACAGTGGTGTCAGAGCCAACAATGGTGTTTTTCACTTCCAGGCGGGCCTTTTGGGTCGCGCCAGACTGGAAAGCCTTGTAGCTCTCGCTTTTGGTGAACTGTGCGCCCCAGCCTTCATCGGACTTTTCGCCTTCGGGACGCAGAACGCCCTTTTGCTCCAAGGTTGTCAGACGGTCAGCGAATTCACGCTGTTGCAGGCCGATGCTGTCCAGCGCGGTCTTGGTGTCGGTTGTGACCTTGCCAAGCGTTTTCATTTCGCCGTCTGCCTTTTCGGACATAGCGGCCAGATTTGCCTCGACTTTTTCGAGGGACTTCATGATGACTTCAATGGTCATGATTTACCTTTCGGGAATAAAAAAAGCCACCCGAAGGTGGCTGGTTGGTTGCGGAATGCGCGCCTACGCGCCGACAGCAAGGCGCTCTATGCGCTTGGCAATGTCGGCGATTGCTTTCGCCTCGGCATCTTCTTGAGCATCCCGCCCCATGAAGATGGCCTTAGCGCGGGAGACGAGCGCCATCGCCTCCCACTTGCCCAGCCCCGCATCCCGCAGTAGCTGTTCAATGTCGCGTTCGGTCTTGCACTCAGGCAACACCGATTCAAAGTCAATGGATTTCACGCTGGAGAGGTCAACGCGGGCGGCGTTGTCTGCCGGGAAAACAACCGGCGACACCTCCATCAGCTTCGACCACTTTCGGATGACGCGCCCGTTTTCGGTTTCGTCGTAATCGCCCGCTTTGATATAGCCACCGATGCTCAGGCCGTCCAGGGTGCCGTGCATCATGGCGGCGCGAACGTCTGCCGATAGGCCCAGGCCGGGGGTAAGTTCACCTTCGACATACAGGCCGTGATCGTCCTCTTTGGCCACCGTCCATTTGCCGATTGGCATATTCCATTCGTGGTTGAAGAACATCTTTGGCTTGCCGTTGGCGCGTAGCGTGGACTCAAAAGCGCCCTTCACGATGGTGTCGCCGTAGCTGTCGATGCCACCAAAGACTGAGGCATAGCCGCAGAATTTGCCGTTTTCCCCCTCCATCTTGAGAGAGACGGCAGACAGTGGGATGGTTTTGTGTAGAAGCATGAAGCCCCCTTATTGCAAAATTGGTTCTGTTGGCACTGCGGCACCTGGTGCTGTCGCTCCCATCTTGTCGAGCGGCACAAGGTTGGTCTGCGCGGTCAGTGCATCCGCGCCCTCCATCGGTGGCAGGTTTTCCAACTGGCGCACTTCGTTGCGGGTCATCAGCCCGTTCTGTACGTGCTTGGAATACAGCTCGGCGCGGTCTTTGGCGTTGCCGCGCAGCAAGGCGTCAAAACCGAATTCAGCGGCCATGCGGACGCGCTGCGATGGCGTCATGACTTGCTTGCGGACGGCCTGCTCAATGCACACCAGCAATGGGCGGACGCTGAGCTTGTACCAGCCGTCAAGGATGGAATCAATGCCGCTGCCCCATGTGGTCACATTGCTGTGGTGAACCAGAACAGGCGGCACATCAAACCAGCGGCAGACCTCTTCAATGCCGTACTTGCGCGACTCCAAAAGCTGCTGGTCTTCGGGAGACATGGCAAGCTGTTTGTATTCCATCTTGGCTTCCAAGACGTACAGCCGCCCGGTATTGCCTGCGGCCATGTCGCCAAAGTTCTTGCGGATGGCTTCGCGCTGTTCCGGCGTCAGCACCCGGTCAATCATCAGCGCGCCTGTGGGCTTGCCGTGCGAACCAAACAAGCGGCTTGCGGTTGTTTGCGCCTTGGATGCTTCGTCAGTGGTGGCCCGCATGAATTCGAGCTTTGACAGGCCCACGGTGCCATTGCCAAGCCCTTTTAGGTGCAGCACGTTTTGTGCGGCGATCACCTGAGTTTCAAGCTCTGAGCGGTAGCAGTAGACAATCTGCCCGTCATCGAGGACGTACTGCGTCACTTGGTCGGCCGGCATGGGCCACATGGCCAACGCTTCGCCGGTTGATTCTTCGCGGTCAATTCGTGCGTAGGCATTGCCGCGCAGGTCGTGATTCATCATCATCGCCCGCCAAAACTCGAACGGCGTCATCCGCGCATTCGGGCTGTCGTGCAGTAGGCCGTACAACCGGGAGTTGCGGGCCAGCGTCTTCTGTCCGTCCATCTGACGGTCATAGACAAAGAACGGCAGCGAACCGACCACGTTGGCGCGGCGGTCAATGCACGACCACACGGCGGCAATTTGCAGCGCGCCGTCAGGGTTAATCAGGCGCGTGTCTTCAACCAGCGAGACGCCAGGAATCGGGTGCTGCTCTCCCAGCTGCTCGGTAAGGACGGTGCCGCCCCGGAACAACCCTAGGAAATTCTGAAAGAAGGCCATTAGCTGTGAACCGGGCTGTTCAGAAAGTCATCAATCGGGCTACCTGACGCCTCAGACGGCATTGCGCCTACAGCCATTGCAAGTGCAACCATGCCGTCAATCCTTCCTGTCGCTTTGGACTTTGTAAATTTGCGGTTGCCTGCCGGGTCGGACACCGTGACGGCATTGGCGGCGCACATAGTCAAGACCGGGTGCGCTCCGTGTTTGAGCCTGCGGGCCAGTAGCTTGGCCTCAAGCTCTCGAATGGCGGGGGACATTGAAACAAAGCCTTGGCCGAATTCCACGAACCGGGCCAGCTCTTCTTCGGTGAAGCCCACGCGCTCTAGCCAGGGCTTCAAAAATCTCATGTTGTAGCGGTCAAACGCCAGCGCCTGCACGCTGCACCTGTCGAACAAACCCCGGAGGTATTCAGCGATGAATTCGTACTCAATCGCCCGCCCTGGGGTGGTCTGCAACAGGCCATCGGACGCCCAAACGTCATAGGGCACCCGGTCTGTGCGGCTCTTTTCGGTCAATCCCTCTTCGGGTAGCCAGAAGGTGGGGTGAACATCACCGTCTTCTGTGACCAAAACAAGGGCGGTCAGGTCGGAAACACTGGACAAATCCAGCCCGCCGTAGACGGTTTGGCCGTCCAGTTCGTCGGGTTCTGCGCTGTTTTCCAGCCAGATGGCCCGCGCAATGAACGGGTTGCGGGCCTCTACGCGCTGATTCAAAATCAGATTTCGGAAGCTGGCCTCCCGGCTTGGCAGGCGGCGGGCGTCTTCTGCCTGGCGGAACACTTCAACTTTGTTCATGAAGTCGTCAAAGTGCGGATTCGCTGCCCGGATGGCGTCTTCACCAAACGGGTCGGCGTCAATCGGCGCCGTGTACAGCTCGACTTTCAGCGTCGGGTCTGTGCCGGTCAGAGCATCATCAATTAACAGACTCAGCAGGTCGGCATCTGTCGGCGCTTGCGTGCTGATGATGATACTCAGCGGGCTTTCCTGCGCCCCGGCAGCTGTCTCCAGCGCCTCGTACAACTGGGATCGCGGCCCCCGTACCTGCCCCAGCTCATCATGAACAACAAACACCGGGGACAGACCGTAGGCGGTAGACGCATCGGCAGACAATGCCCGGTACAGTGTCCCAAGCTCATCGCAATAGAGTTGCTTGGCAGTCTCCCTGATCCCCACAAACGAACTCAACTCCGGCGATAACCGGATGACTTTTGCCATCAGGTTAAACAGTATCCCCGCCTGGTCCCGCGACTGGGCTGCCGAATACAGCTGACTATTCGCCCTGGCCTCTGGTCCACATAAGTGCAGTAGGCAGATAAATCCGCTCAGGGCCGTTTTCGCATTCTTCCTGCCAAACGAGATAATCGCCCGGCGAGTAGGCGTGTCATAAACCGACTTGATCGCCGCCCGCTGCCACTTCCT